AACCAGTAAGGACTTCTATCGCTGCGTCTGCATAATTGATTCAACCTCTTCTTTAATTCCAGAAAGAGAGCTTACAGAAGATATTAGCGGAACCTTCCGCGCTGGTCTTCCCAAAATATTAGCCTCCTTCTGTCGCAAGCTTTCAAATGTTGTCACACAACAAAGAGCTACGATTATTATTATAACACACTTTATTGCAAACACAAGCGGTTATGGAAAACCCAGAATGCCTGATTGCGGTCGAAAGATTCAATATCAAGCAGACACAAGGATGGAAGTCAAAAGCATAAAGCCTTGGGATGTTGGGACAAAACAAGTTGGTCAAATGATTAACTGGCGAGTTCTTTGTTCTTCAATGGGCGCCAATAATACAGAATGTCAAAGCTGGCTTAAATATGGCACTGGGCTGGATTTTGTGCAGGAGCTTCTAAACTTGGGCGCAGACCTTGGTCTGATATCTAAAAGAGGCGCATGGTACTCGTGTGATTTTATGTTAGACCATAAAGATGCCTTATCTTCTTTGCTTAAAGAAAATAATATAACTGACAATGAGGAAGAGGTGGCAAGATTTCTCAAGTTTCAAGGACAGGAAAAACTATACCAGTTTCTTAAAGGTAATAAAACCGTATTATCTAATTTAGAAAAAGACTTAAAGGCTATGCTTTGATAGTCAAGGGTTTTGACGGTAAAGATTATAAATGGTCGGCTCACAGACACAAGCCTAGACAAGACGAGTCTCGTCCGCGTTCCAAAAATCACCTGAGAGCCAGAACGGTCTTGCGTGAACTGTTTCCAAGAGACACAATTCTGGAAGAAGTTCCACTGCCGGGAAGCAAAACGCAATCAAGACATTCCACCCTATTTGCGGATTTTTATATACCGAACAGAAATCTTATTGTAGAAGTGCATGGAAGACAACATTATGAGCATGTTCCTTTTTACCACAAAACTAAGCTAGATTTCTACAAAGCAAAAGCTAGAGATAGAGATAAGGTTGACTGGTGTTCGATAAACAGTATCAAGATAATTACCCTCAAACATTCGGATAATGATGATGGCTGGAGAAGAGCAATTCTTGAACGCTAAGGAGAGGCTAAGTAGATTTGTTGATGCAACTCAAAAGTATATTGATGGCCAGCACGTTGGTCTAATCAATATAAATCCCGAAGTTGTAAATATACTTAACTATGACTCTTCTGTTCTTCATTCTTTAAGCTCAGAACAATGCCTATCAGCCGCCTATGTTCTTTTTTCTTACGCTGATTACTTGCAAACTTTATATAATGGCAATTTAGTTAAACTACATTGGTCTATCGACGCTATTAACAAGGTAATCTCCCCCGTGCTCAAGCAGTATGGGGATAAATATACAAAACATGAACAGAAATATTACGAGGCGGTTCAGGATAATGAGTTTGCCAGAAGCCTCAATAACATAAAGATGCATGCGACTGCTAGGGTAGACATGCTAACAGAAAAAATGCGAGACGTAAGGAGAATGGGAGACGTGCTGATAGAGCTATCTAAAAGGAAACAATACTCATGACAGGACATTTGTACAAATCAATAGAGGCAATTAGACTAGGCATTCTTGAAAATGATATGTCACAGGTAACTGAAGGGTTTGAACTTCTTACCGGACAAAAGGTTACCGGCGAACATCTCGATGAGCCTGAAGAAACAGAAACGACAGTTGCCCCAACAGCCGTCCCAGCAGCCGTCCCAGCCACAGATTTTATTGCCGGGACAAGGGATGCCAAACAGCCAAGCAAGAGCGTTGTGTCGGAAAACAGAGACAACAAGTTTGTTGACGACGGCTCCGTGTCTGCCGAAGAAGAGCCGGGATACGAGGCTGTTGATGATTCTGTGACTCCCGTTGCAAGGAATAGAAAAAAGTTTGAAAAAGTAGAACAGAGATGCCATTCTTGTGGAAAAGTAGAAATGGTTAATCCTCGACATAGGCGTGATTATTATAAGTGTGATAAATGCATCACTAGAAGGTGATAAATGCCAAAAGTTTTGATGAACGCCGCCGCAGAAAGAGCGGTGTTATCGGGTATCTGCCATTATGGGGCAGAAGCATATCTGGACATTGAAGAGCTAGTGGAGATTGAAAGCTTTGTATTAGAAGAAAACCAGTTAATTTTTAAGTGTCTTGAGAAGGTTCTTACCGAACAAGACGAGGTGGACATGGCGTCCATCCTGTCGGCTGCGAGTGACCTTTCTCTCAGTGAACCTCTTAACAACAAAAAGTCTTCAGAGCACTTACGGGCCGTCTACAACTTTCCTATTAAGCTAAACAATGTAAAACCACACGCAATAAAAATTAGGAAACTACAACTAGGGCGACAGATACAAGACAAATCAAAAAATATCTACACAGACATCTCAGAAATAACCGGCGATGAATCTGTTGACGAGATAATCTCGATAGCTGAGAACAGCATCTTTGAGCTTTCGTCTTCACTGGAAGCAAGAGGTGATAACAAGCCGACCTTCTTGGGCGACAATGTAGAGGAGTATCTGCTTCATTTGGAAGAGAACCCATCTTCAATTATGGGGATTGGTAGTGGGTATCCAAGATACGACGCTTCCATAGGAGGGGGCTTCAGAAGAAAGTGCGTAGACCTCGTGGCGGCAAGACCCAAGGTCGGCAAAAGTATGTTTGGAGATAACGTTGGACTTCACATAGCTGGTGAACTTGGAATTCCTGTCCTGATGCTCGACACAGAGATGTCCAAGGAAGACCATCTGAATCGAGTCTTGGCTAACCTGAGTGGAGTAGAGATTAATGAAATCTCAACAGGTAAGTATTCTAAGAACGAAACCACTAAAGAAAAAATTTATGCGGCAGCAAATTACCTGAAGGATATCCCTTACAAGTATGTCAGCATTGCTGGCAACCCATTTGAGCAAACGCTGTCTATTATGCGCAGGTGGATTCTGCAAGAAGTAGGGTTTGATGAAAATGGCAGGACGAATGACTGCTTGGTAATTTACGACTACCTTAAGCTGATGTCAGCAGACTCCCTGTCCAACATACAGGAGTTCCAAGCACTAGGGTTTCAGATTACGTCACTGCACAATTTTTGTGTCGAGTATGATTGCCCCTGTCTAAGTTTTGTTCAGTTAAATAGAGATGGCATAACTAGAGAATCTACAGATGTAGTCAGCGGCTCTGACAGGCTCATATGGTTATGTACTAGTTTTTCGATTTTCAAGAATAAAAGCGATGAAGAAATAGCTGAAGACGGCCCAGAGGTTGGCAACAAAAAGCTCGTGCCGATTGTTGCTAGACATGGCCCGGCATTGGAAGATGGTGACTATATTAATATGTCGATGGAGGGCGGCCTCGCTAAGATAACAGAAAAAGCCACCAGAAATGAAATTAAGAAGGGCGGAAGAACCCAAAAAGATGAAGGGTTTGTTGTAGAAGAAGTAGATGATGACGAAGAAGTACCCTTTGAAAGTTAAAACTGATTTATCTAAACCGAAGATAGATATCCTCTGTCAGAAGCTTTCTGAGAGAATAGAGGATATTTTGGACTTCTTTGGTATTGAATATGACCAGTACGACAATCGCATATCAGCACCATGCCCTATTCATGGTGGAGACAAAGCTGACGCATTGACCATCTTTACTTCAGGAGACAATGTAGTTGGTAACTGGTATTGTTGGACGAATCATTGTGAAAAAGAGTATGTCAATACAATGCTCGGATTTATTCGAGGGGTGATGAGCCAAAGAGAGGATAGAGAGGTTGGCTTTGTAGAGGTGGTTAATTTTGCTTGTGAGTTTATTGATTTGGGCTTGGATGACATGAAAATTGATATGGAACATATGGAGAAGTCCTCCTTCATAGCGTGCGCAAGTAACTTGTTGAAGGAATCTAAGCCCACCCCAAAAGGCGTGCCCAGAGAAATGGTCAGGCAGGGATTGCAGAGGCCAGTCGATTTTTATCTAAAGAGAGGTTACCTTGAAAAAACTCTTGACGCTTTCGATGTTGGAATTTGTGTTAACTCAAACAAGCTTATGTACAATAGAATTGTAGTTCCAGTATACGATGACTCACATCAGTACATGGTGGGTTGTGTTGGGCGTAGTCTGGAAGAAAATCCAAGCACCCAAAAATGGATAAATAGTAAGGGGTTTAATTCCGGCGCCCATCTCTACAACTACTGGGCAGCCAAAGAAAGAGTGTCAGCAACAGAAACTATAATTTTAGTTGAAGGTCAGGGTGATGTTTGGAGACTCTGGGAAGCTGGCGTAAGAAATGTTGTCGGAATATTCGGATGTCACTTGACTGATTATCAGCAAATTAGTATAGAGAAGTCAGG